AACGGGCAACCATTTTTAGCTGAAATATACGAGAGTGATCCCATAAGCACTGATGGTATTAACAGAGAATTTCAGCTGAGTAGAAACAGTCAAGCCCTAACACTTACTAATCCGTTCCAAGTCATGGTCATGCTTGATGGCTCAGTGCAGCCCGCATTTTTGGCAAATTACGATACTGTATGGCTCAGCCATTGTTTGTCATCGCAAATGGGCTACACTGTAATAAATGGCAACATAGTGTTCAGCGATAGCCCGTATATTGGATCAACAATAACAGCAAGAACCCTAGTAGGAACCCCAACCCAAACTCCTTCAGTTTATCCGTTCGAGCCATTAGATGTAATGCTGGGTGCATAATCTGCTAAATACATTGATAAAACCAACATACAAGGGTTTCTGGAGATAAAATGGCAAGAAAAACGATTCTAGACACGTACTACACATTTACACCGTCAACTAAAACTATAGTAATACCCAGAGCAATTGGTAGAGAAAGAATAGTATTAATTACCAATGTAACCACAAATCAAGTAATTTACAATTTTTCTGATCCTTCGCTAAAATTTACTAGTTTTGGTATAGCAACAGACGCAGCGGGCAATACACTAACCACAGTGGTATTGACTTACAATACCGTCGCGATGTCTGCTACAGACAAACTACAAATTGTCATTGATGAATTTGATGAGTCATTTAAACCTTCGGAACTATACACCGACCCTGTAAATAAATTCCGTGTTAGTCAGCCACAGTCTATGATTGACACTGACTTTGAATACGGTACACAAAGCACCAAGTGGGAAAGTTTGCCCATGATCAACAATCGTCCGATGGGTTACTATAATGTAACTACTCCACAAACAATTACAAATGTTACGGTAACTAATGCGTCAAGAACAGTAACAGTAGCAACTACTAGCCCCCCAGGCGCAGGATCAATTATCTACATACAAGACAGTTTATGGGCCGGCGCTGATGGTGTTTATGTAATTGATTCTGTTGTTGGTGGTACTAGTTTCAGTTATACCGCTCGAATTCAATATACAGGTTCCACTGGATCAATTTATGACTCTACTAGAACCGTTTGTTATGTAGGTAACTTCTTTAGTAATGCTGCTATTGCTATCAGCAGTATTGGTTTCTCGGGTAATAATGTTAACTGTGTGACTAGTATTCCGCATGGATTGGCTGTTGGTAATGAAATAGCTCTAACAGGCACAAATCAAACTAACGCAAACGGATCGTGGGTCGTTGCCACAGTTGGTAACAGCGCATCTTTTAATTTTTATACAGTTAGTGCGCCAGGCGGTGCAGTAACTGGCGGTACACTATATTCTAGACCAGTTGGACAATTCTTACATCGTGCATTTGACGGTGGGGTACAATTTAGTACATTTGCACAAAGTCATAATCATCAATTGATTCGTCAAACTCGTCGTTATTTCCGTTATCATTCTGGTAAAGGTATCCAGATGTCGACTGGTACTATCCTAAAGCCAAATATTAACATTGATTACTTGCAAGGATTTGCTGCCAATACACAGATAATTGTGTATACTAAAGTATCACATAATGTCAATCCTGGTGTAACGGTTACAGTATCAGGTTGCAATGAAACTGCCTACAACGGCACCTTTACTGTGGCCAGTGTTGTTGATCCTTATAGATTTACATATAATGCAGCGGCTATTCCTAGCACCACAGTGGCATCCGGCACTCCCACACTTTCAGTCACTAGCTGGTATGGATCAACTACTCGACTGGGTATGTTTGATAATCAGAATGGTATCTTCTTTGAATTTGATGGCCAATCATTGTTTGCAATACGTCGCAGTAGCACATATCAAATGGCAGGATTTGCTAACATTGCTACTGGTAGTTCGGTTCTGTCTGGTGTTACCAATAACGGCGTTGGTACACTGTTTACCAAACAGTTACAGCCAAGTGACTATGTGGTTATTAAAGGTCAAAGTTATCGCGTTTTAAATATAACCAGCGACACATCAGCTAACATTACCCCACAGTACAGAGGGTTGACTAATGCCAACTTGGCAATTGTAAGTAAAACCATTGATACTCGTATTCCGCAATCGCAATGGAATATTGATCGCTGTGATGGGACTGGACCTTCAGGCTTTACGTTAGATCTAAGTCGTATGCAAATGTTCTACATGGACTACAGCTGGTACGGTGCTGGATTTATTCGTTGGGGATTCCGTGGACCAACTGGTGATATTATCTATTGCCATAAACTACCTAATAACAACATTAACTATGAAGCATACATGCGTTCAGGAAACTTACCTGCACGATACGAAACTAATACTTTTGCTAAGAATGCGATATTAACTGCCAATGCGACTACTACAGATACTACCATCAATCTGACAGACACTACAAATTGGCCACCATCAGGTGTCGCCTGGATCAGGAACGCCAGTCAAAGCGAATATGTCAACTACACTGGATTGAGTGCTACTGCAACATTAACAATGAGTATAACTGCAGGAAGTCCGACAATAACTGGTACAAGTACCACTGGTGTAGTAGCCGGACAATTTGTACAGGCTAACGGGATACCATATGGTACTACTGTAGTAAGTGTAACTGCTGGTGCTTCGGTATTACTGAGTCAACCAGCAAACTTTACTAGTAGTCAAAGTGTTAGATTTGCTCCTTTGTTAACTGGTGTAACTCGTGGTAGTCCTGGTGTTACACAAACAGTTACGCAAATTGCCAATGTGGCCACTGTTACTACAGCAAATACAACTAATGTACAACAAGGTATGTACGTTATTGGCACAGGTATACCAGAAAGTACATTTGTAGCTAACATAATAACAAACACTAGTGTGTTATTAAGCCAAGCACCCACTTCGTCTACTACACAAGCAATGATATTTGCTCCAATGGGCCAAGCACCACAAACTTGGACATATTCCGCTACTGCACCGGTTATGGTAGAATCTCATGCACCAAGTTTTGCTCCTAGTATTAGTCACTGGGGTACTTCGGTTATCATGGATGGACGTTACGACGATGACAAATCCTTGGTTTTCACACAGGGTATGACCACACTACTAGGTGTTGCATCAGCAGGTGCTGGACAAGCCGTAGCATTACAAAGTTTCCGTATTGCACCAGTAGTAAGTAACGGTATTTCTGGATCTACCTTAGGCAGCAGAGAAATTATAAATCGTATGCAGATGGTTCTGCGACAGATGGACGTATTAACTAACGGTAACTTCCTAATGACTATTGTACTGAACGGATTACCAAACATTGCTACACCGGCTTGGACCAGTGTTGGCGGATCAAGTCTTGCACAATATGTCAATCATACCGGTAATACTATTGTTACAGGTGGTGAAACTATATTTGGTTTCTACTTAAATACCGGCGGCGGCGGAACAAACTATCAGTCAACACAACAAGATTTAGTGCTGGTTCGTGATCTTGGTACCAGTATCTTAAGCGGTGGACAAGGTAATGTACAGGCAGCAATTTACCCAGACGGCCCAGATATTATTACGGTTGTTGCACGTAACATTGGTATTGGTGGCGCTAACGTGTTTGCTCGTATGTCCTGGACCGAGGCACAAGCGTAATATATGATCCCAATTTCGCCAAGGACAGTTAGCAGTGGAACTACTTCGGTAAGTGGCGGCGGGAGTAGTGCTGCATTAACATTGGCCACTGCCTCAGGCGCAACTCCGTATTACATTGCCATGCAATCTGCAGCTAGTGGAACAACTGCTTTAGCGTATGTAACATCAACATTTACATTCACTCCGTCGACTGGAGTTTTAAATGCAACGGCCACTAGCGCACAGTATGCTGACTTGGCAGAAAACTATCTGCCTGATGCACTGTATAATTCTGGTACTGTGGTTGTATTTGGCGGCGATAACGAAATTACAGTTACTAACACATCACATGATACTCGGGTAGCTGGTGTAATTTCTACCAATCCTGCCTATCTCATGAATAATGCAGCTAACGGTCTTCCTGTAGCATTAACAGGGCGTGTTCCTTGCCAAGTACTAGGCCCAGTAAGCAAAGGTACTTTAATAGTAACTAGTAGTATACCTGGTGTAGCACAAGCGATAGATGAAAGTCAATATCGTCCAGGTTGTGTAATTGGAAAAAGTTTAGAAACAATTGACGATAGCTTGGTCAAGACTATAGAAATAGCTGTTGGGAGATTCTAATGGAAATAATTAAAAAAATATATCGCAAAGATGTTGCCGGCGAAGATGTTTCCGCAGTTGGACTTTACATTGATGCACAATGGACTTACCAAAAAGAATTTATTCCCCTTTCCGTTGAATATCAGCCTGTTTCTGATAAAGCAGTGGTAATTGGCAACGGAATGTCAAGACAGGATTTTAATCTTAAGTTATGTTTACCATGGCGAGAAACTACAGCATGGGGCGAACAAACTGAGTGGAAACCAGCATTACACGAAGTTAAAAAATTTAATACCTATGGATGTAACGCTCTCTATAGAGACTATAAGGTTGATTTTTTAATTGCAGCCGGCGATGAATTTATTAAAGAAATTGCTGTCAATGAGTATTCTGCAAATAACATTGTGTATGCTTCAAAATTTCATTTAACAAAATACCCAGGAGTATTTAAATATATTCCGCAAGATCCAAACTGGAACGCTGGTGCTGTTGCTGCATATATGGCAGCATTTGACGGACATAAAAAAGTTTATATGTTAGGGTTTGATGGTATAGACAATCCTACAGATATCTATAATGTTTATGCCGGAACACCATCTTATCCTGCAAAAACAGATAATATACTAGAAGACTTTTGGGTGTTAAGTTTAGAAAATTTAATGAAGACTTATTCGGACACTGAATTTATAAGAGTAGCGCCAACAAGAACCTTTAGATCACCCGAAGCATGGAAATATCTTTTAAATTATAGAGTCATTGATTTTAGAGATTTTGTTCTTGAGGCTGATGTATAACTGTTTCGACTGTTTTAATCTTATCAACTATACTTTTAAAACTAAATGTTCGCCAGACACCTGGGTGTAAAGGTTTTGGATGATCACTCAATTGCGTCCACGCATATCCTCGATGTTCGTCGTTTAGTATAGGTACAAATTCTGACTCAACTGTTATAAGATATGTATGATATTCAAATGGTTTGTTGTCTGCTGTAAATTTTTCTAACGGTATAATTTTTTCAAAAGCGATAGAGCCAATTTCTTCTACAATTTCTCTTTGTAATGCTTGAGCAGGAGTTTCGTCATGTTCAACACCGCCACCAACCAATCCCCACGATCCAGCATGACGCTTTTGATTACGTAGTAAAAATAGATAACGCTTGGTTGATTTACTATAGATTAATGCACCACAACCTATA